CGTGTCTGTCTACCTCTCGTTTAGATATACCTTCTCCATTCCTGGATCTAATAAACGATAGTACCTGTTTAATCTTAGACTCGGTTGCACTACTTGCCACCTTATCTCTACATGCTTCTATAAACAATAAGTCATAGTATCTAATAAAATCTACAGCCCATTGTGTTATATCTCCTGTAATCTGTTTAGCGTCCGCATTTGTAGCAAGAGTACATAACAATGCCATACGCATAGCTTTTTCCTTAGAACGGCTTAGAAGTGGTTCTAGGTTGTCTTTTTCTAATATATCTTGTCTCTTAACTATTTCTCGTGCAAAGTCTTGTAAGATCTCTTCTGATTCTCTATCAAATTCTATTACTATTTGATCTAAATCCATCTCTGCATTGTCCCTAGCCAAGTCACTTAGTTTACCCCTAGGTCTTCTTATATAGTTTACCCAGTTGACAATAGAGGTTGGTGGCGATTTGAATCTCTTGAGTTCACCCACTCTTCTGGGTTCAGTAGATTCAACAACTACAAAACGGTTTAGGAACCCGTCTGCAATCCTGCCACCATTTAACGCACTGTAAAAATTCTTTGGTACCGATAAACCAACTAATGTTATAGCTGGTTTGTGTGTAACACGATTCATCATCATTTCTTTATATTGCTCTTGTACATTCATAAGTGAGTAGTTGTCCGGTCTTAATACACCATGACAACGACCCCAAGCTTCCATAAGCGTTTGTATGCCATCTTCTTTATTAGTATTACCCGAAGCTCCAATAGCTTCTAATCTCTTACCAAACTCATCCATAATGGTTATCTGTGTAGGTCGCATCTTTAATACTGAATGAACCGCACCACTAGATGTATATCCGTCACCGACTATTAGCTTGTCATAGTCAGATGCATTCAATACACACTCTACAAAAGTCTTGATGTTTTCTTTACCCTGTCCAGACTTTGCAATACCCATAAAGTACATGGACGAAAAATTATTCATATTGGTTCTATAAATACGACCGCATGTGACACTTGCTAATGCCAATGCTCCTATAAGTGATAACTCTGGCTGTGGTACTTGTGCAATCTCTTCACAAAAATTAAACATATCTTTTAGTAAGCCAGGTGGATTAAAGAGATCTTTTGGTTTTTGTATGGATGCTGATGCTTGAATAAACAATGGTGCTATCTGATTTTTTCTATCGTGGGTGCTTTTGACACTTTGAACCACGCTATCTATCTCTGTCTGTGGTAATGGTGGATTGTTATTTTTGTTCCAGTTTTGTAGAAAGATCTTGACAAAATCTGTATTGACATTTTTTGATATAAGGTACCCAGCAATTCTTGCAGCCCCGTCATTTCTTGATCCTTCCATAACACCGTCTAAAGAGAAGGGAGCTGTTTGTACACCTGTTTCTGTTTTGGGTACGCCGGTTATTTTTTGGAACTCTATCTCTGTAAAGTCTGGTAGGTCGTTATGATCAAAGATTTTCCAATCAGGAAAAGTAACAGGTTTGTATACTTGACCGTTAGCGTGTCTGTTCCAGGGTGCAATGATTAGACCACCAACTCCTCTAATATCTATCAATCGTTCTATAGGAGTATCGTTAGTTCTTCTTGTAGCAAAGGTCGTATAATTTTGTGGATTGTTATAATAGTAATGCATACCCTTGCCAGTAATTACTTTAAAAGGACATGCAGGCATATTCTTTTCTACCCAGTCCATAGCCTCTGGCGAGTCAGCATCAACAACTACAAACCTACCACATACAAGTGCTACCTGTAAGTTGTCTCTGCCCTTAAACCATGATTCTACAAGGCTTCTATCGGGTCTTGATTGTTTGTATTGCTCCCAACTGCCTAGAAAAGATGGTGGCTTTTTGTTAGATCTCTGAAGAGGTACTACATTATATCCATCATCATAGTAGGCAAGGGCTTGCTCCAAGGATGAATCGTCCTCGGTTATATTTAACTGAAACACACTAAGCTTCTGTTTTTAGGATGTCAGATATAGGCCCGTAAATAGACTCATAATCCAACCTTCCATCAGTTGCTCTTATAATTTGTTTTGCTTGATTAATAGTAGGTTGTCTGTATCCATACCTCCAAGACTTACAAGATGCCTCAGAACAATCGAACTGTATTGCAGCTTCTTTTTGTCCTAAAAATTCTATGTAATCTCTTAGTGAGTATTTCTTTACCTTCCTATCGGTGTGGTTTGGTTTGATTCCCATTGTTTCAAATTCCTTGAGTTTCCTAGTTGCCATAGTCTTAGTTCTAAAATAATAATTTGCTTGCCAGGTATGATTCTCGTTGTTGACCTTATCCATTACTTCTCCTTTTTCAACATATTGTTAAAATAACATTTTACATATTGTATCTATGTGTTATATAATATGCAAGTTAATTTTAAACAAAGGAGTAAGAGAATGGAATTATCAAGTAGAATAGTATCTCCGCAAAAGTTAGTACAGGATCAAGGTGCAAAAATCTTGGTGTATGGAATGGCTGGAGCGGGTAAAACAACTTTAGCAAAAACTACACCAGGGAAAACACTTGTCATAAGTGCTGAAGCTGGTTTGTTATCTATCAAAGATGCAACCAATGTTGATGCTATAGAAGTAAAAGAAGCGTCTGAAGTTATGGAACTACATGATGCTTTGAAGTCTGGCACATTGAAGTATGACACAGTGGTTTTAGATTCAGTATCTGAAATCAGTGAGATCTTACTAGCTTGGGAGAAATCTCGTAGCAAAGATCCTCGCATGGCATACGGTAATGTACAAGAATCCGTAACAAATTTAATGCGTGCATTTAGAGATCTAAATATGCATGTATTGTTTCTATGTAAAGAAGATGTAATAAATGATGACGGCGTACTTAGACATGCACCAAAAATGGTCGGGACTAAGTTGGGCGAATCTATTACATATTTCTTTGACGAAGTTCTTGCCCTAAGAATCATTGAAGATCAAGATGATGAAGGTAAGAACGTCCAAACTAGGTGGCTACAAACTACTTTCGGTCAAGGCTATAAAGCTAAAGATCGTAGTGGCAAACTTGAAAACTTTGAGAAGCCTAATATAAGTGCCCTAATAGAAAAACTAGGGTTTAAATTAACTAATGACAATAAAGGAGAAGCAAATGTCTGATTTTAATGATGTAGAATGGTTTGATAATGTAGAGGAGATGTCTCAAGGTACGCCTTTGGCACCGGATGGGGAGCACAATGCTAAAGTTATAGCAACGGATAAATATAAATCCAAGACTGGTAACTGGACTTTGAAAGTAACATTTCAAATAGGTGGTGGTAAGTATCGTGATCATAGTGAATGGTATAACCTCTGGGCTGCAAGTGAAGACAACAAAAGAATTAGCACTGAGATATTTGCTAGACTTACCAAAGCTGTTGGATTTAAAAAGTATCCTGAAACTCATGCCGACTTTGTTGGTAAAACGCTGGTGTTAAAGCTAGAACAGATTGACGATTCGTTCCAGGGAGACAATGGAGTAGTGAATACTAAGAAGACTAAGGTTAGATTATATTTACCTACTGATGATGGTGGTATGTCACCTCCGAAGGAGATGGAACCTCCCTTTTAATTAAGGGATAAGAGAAAGGGGCTTTATGCCCCTTTTTTAATTCTTGAATGTTGCGTATGCCGACAACAGGAATATAGCTATGACACACAATATTGCTATGTCATTCATAACAAATCCCCTCCCTTAGTTTTCCATACTTTAATTGTGCCATCACTTTGTTGTCTGGTTATTGTTGAGTAAAGCTTTATCATATTGTTTAGAGGTTGTATTCTTCTTATAGCTATAGCTAAAGCATTTGCTTCTGCACGATTTTTACATACAGCACAATCTCCAACTTCCATATCTAAAGCTATTTGAGTGTATTCGCTTCTATGTTTTGTTGGCAAAGCTGCATCTTTTATTATCTTCATAGCTCCTCCAACTCTTTGATCAACCTGTTTATGTACCATGAGGCCTTTTGCAAATCCTGGATATTCGTGCCTTTGTGATCCTCACGCCAAATATATTTAATTGCAGCAGCTTTAAGATAGCCTTTAAACTCTTCTTTAGTCAAAGCTGACTTGATAGCATCAATACATTCTACGGATCCCTTTTTATAATGTGGGGGGTTCACCATGTCTATTGTGTTTTTTTCTTCCATTTTCTTTTAATATTTTTTTCCTCGGTTACGTTTTTAAGTTTAGTTATGTCACTGGTTTTGTCCATTTCTATCAATAAACAAAATCGTTCTGCTTTCTTGTGTTCTAGGGTTTTCTCCAGATTATCAATAGATTTATTAAGATTATTTAAGACAATCTCTGCATAAGCCTTTTTGTTCATTTAATCCTCTCTATAAAAATTACCTGTATCTAACTCAACCACATTAGGAGAGTTATATATTGTTGCTGGTTTACCATTTAATACTTTGTTGTACTCTTCCAGGTAATCACTTAAGTAGTTCCAACCAACTTCCAAGTCGGTATGGTTCATTTTAAATACCTTGTTTGCATAAGGTGGTTTCTTTTCTTGAGCCACAAACACAAAGTCAACAACTTTAAATCCTGCTGCCTCAAAGCCACGTTTATACCAAGCGGCCTGTAGATCATAAGAGTATTTTCTAACAGAGTTTGTAAAACCTCTAACAGAACAATCAATAGTGGTTTTGTAATCTACAAGCACTATGGACTTTTCACCATGAGGTTTGTTCAAGGGATTTAAAACAACATCTGCCCTGGTTTTACACAAGATACCTTGCTCATACCAATACAATGACACTTCGTAGGGTGAATCAAACGACTGTGGGTACTCGTTTTTTGGATTTAGATACACTCTCGCCTCTGGTACTAAGCTGTTTTGCATACTATATATGGTATCTTTTTCCTTTTCGCTGATTACGGCTAAACCTTTTTCTAAGCTTTCTTTCTTTAAGGTTTTGTAAGCATTGGTATAAGGAGAACCTGACAAAGCAACAACATCACTAAAAAAGGCACCCTCGCCCTCAACGATTAATGAATGTGCGGCGGTGCCAAAGTTCATGGCTGATGTAGTCTCAATGACTTCTTCAAAAGAATGCAGTTGACTCTGACTAAACCTTCTTATGTTAGAAGAAGATATGCCAGGACCGTTGTGATAAGCATGATTACTTAAATGGGGAAAGTAAAATGCATTACCTCTTTGTCTATGTGGCAAGTCCTCCAACATATCTGGTAATTTAATTAACATGTCCGGTTGATCTATATCACTCATAATGCCTCCTTCTTTAAATCTTTCATTGCATCCTTAATAAGCAATCTTGCTTCTTTGGTATTAGGTGCACAGTCAAGTGCCATTTGGGTAAAGAATTGTATACCGACAAAAACTGCATGTGGAACATCAAGACCTCCTTTAGAAGCATCTTCGACTACATCTAACAAGTCATAAAAAAACTTATCATGTGCTTTTTCTAATTTTGTTTTACTCATGATGCCTCCTGGTCTTTGTCTTTAGACAATTCATCAACTGCTGATTGCAGTTCTTTGATAGCAACACCACATTGCCAGACAAGGTAATTAATCTTATCCTCTTCTATTTGTTTCTCTAAGTCTTCCTTAGATGGGTTTGTGTAACTGATAACATCTGTCATAATCTCATCAATCAACTTGTTTACATTTGATTTTGGTTTACTCATTTATACTCCTTTGTATTTAATATTGTAATATTATAATAGTTTGTATATAATGTCTAGCATTAAATACATTAAGTAACAAAGAGAGGTAAAAAGATGAGTAAAAGTAACAATCTATATACAATGATGAGGTTGTCTTATGAACAAGCTGTAGACGATTACAACGATAAAAAAGTTGATTCAGTCTTAACAGCATACAAGAAATACCATATTATTAATGTTGGTATGGGTAGCATGGATCCACAGGGAGAACTAATATATTTTTATGACGAGGACAATAGCAGAGAGTCCCTAATATGAAAGTATTAAGTTTATTTGATGGCATGTCTTGTGGTCGCATAGCACTTGATCAGCTTGGCATACCTGTAGAGAAGTATTACGCAAGTGAGATAGATAAGTATGCTATCCAGGTTAGTCAAGCAAACTATCCAGACATAGTACAAGTAGGTGATATATGCAATCTAGATGCAGAAGATTACAAAGATGTAGATCTTATGATAGCCGGATCTCCATGCCAAGGATTTAGTTTTGCAGGTAAGCAGTTAGCCTTTAATGATCCTAGATCTGCATTATTCTTTGAGTTCATACGATTATTAAAAGAAATAAAGCCTAAATACTTTTTGCTAGAGAATGTAAGAATGAAAAAAGAGTTCTTACAAGTTATATCCGAGCAAGTATCAGAGTGTTATCCAGAGATCCCTTTCGGTATAGAACCCATTTTTATAAATAGTTCTTTACTCAGTGCCCAATCAAGACAAAGGTTTTATTGGACAAACATACCAAACATAAAACAACCCGAAGACAAAGGCATAGTTTTAAGAGACATACTAGAGGATAACTTTGATAGCGAAAGAGATAAATCACATTGCATTGATGCAAATTACCATAAGGGTGCAAGTGTTGAGCAATACAAGAAAAAATCAAGAAGACAATTAGTCAACAAACCTATAAAAGTGGGTATGAATGTAGAAGAAGTTAAGGTTAGAAAGCATAAAGTTGACATATCTGGGCTACAACAACTACTCAGACAGGCTAAAACAGACTCACAAAAGACTAATAAGACTATAGCAACACAAACAGATCTACCAATAACTAAAGTTGAGCATTGGTTTAGAACGGATAATAGCTTTGCAATTCCAGGAGATGATGTTTGGTTTAAGCTAAAAGAAGTCCTAAACATACAAACAGAATCTTATGATCAACAGATTATGGAGTTTGAATACCGTGACGGTGTTTACGAAACAAAACAAAGAGTTTATAGCGAAGATGGTAAGTCTCCGACAATTACAGCAAGTAATACCGAGCAAATGATAGAGACAAAGCCTAAATTGGTAGGTAGAGATAATACGCCAGGACATGACATATTAAAAAGAATTTACAGTGAAGATGGTAAGTCACCAACAATAACAGCCCATGCAGGAAAAGGAACAGTACCAAAAATAGAAACTA